TTTTACATTAGCACTTGACAATACTTTTGTCTTATGCTATTTTATACACTTAGTACACTTATTACACATAGTACTACAATAGAGGTTTCTTTACATAGTGTACTAAGTGTAGCAACAAATAGGAGTTAAAATGTTAGCAATATTAATTTTCTTAACAATGGCAACAGCCACACAATCAGACTACTTGAACCAAATACAAGAAGACATGGATAATGGTGCCGAGTGGCATTACATAGAAGGTGGTCAATCACCAGACCCAGAAGCTAAACAAATCTTTGTAGAAGACAAAGTGTACTGGAAGTTAAAATGAACATCTTTTACCTAGACAAAAGCTTCACCAAATCAGCGGAGTATCATTGCGACAAACACGTTGTCAAGATGATCTTAGAGACTGCCCAACTGTTATCCACTGCACACCGTGTACTAGATGGTGACGCTAAGGCAGACATAGTAGGATTGTACAAGTGTACACACAAGAACCATCCTTCTTCTGTCTGGGTACGTTCTAACCAAGGTGCTTATCAGTGGACATTCATGCTTTTTGAGAGACTTTGTAAAGAGTATACAAGAAGGTACGACAAGGTACACAAATCTGCCAGACTGTTACCCTTTTTACTTAGCTATCCAGAGAACATAGAGTTTTCTGCATGGGACGCTGAGTTAATCCCACCACCACAGTGTATGCCAGAAGAGTACAAACACGAAGATACTGTCACAGCATATCGTAACTACTACATGGGTGCTAAGAACAGTTTTGCTAAGTGGGCGCACTCTGCTACACCAGATTGGTGGCAAGTTGAAGCAGTCGGGTAAAGTGTTGTGGATCATTATGCACATTGTCACGTGTGTAATGATCTGCATAGGAAACGCTAGAGTAATGGGGTGGTTATGAACTGTTGGCACTGTAACACTGAGTTAATTTGGGGTGGTGACCAAGATATAGATGATGAATTTTATGTCATGGTTACTAACCTAAGTTGTCCTAAGTGTGAGAGTATAGTAGATGTTTACTATCCAAAGGAGAAAGAAGATGAAGACATATAATGTAAAGACTTACAGGTCTGTTCTGTTTGAATTAAATCATTGTGTTAAAGCTGAAGATAAGGCATCAGCAATGGATCAATGTATCAACTGGTTTGAAGATGACAGGGAAATAATGGATCATGTCCCAGATTGGATTGACCCAGTAGAGGAGCCGGAATCAATAGAGATTGTTTATGTAGAGGAGGAAGAAGATGATTGAAGAAAGACTTGATGACAGTGATGAAAGAAGAAGAGAACTCTTTGAAGAGTGGCTACATACAGCACCTCATGGAGAGTTCTGGTCTATCGAAGAGACATGGGATGACGAAGCTACGTTAGGATTTCGTGTAGACTTTGCAATAATAAAATGTCAGGGAAGTGGGGAAGAGCCTGTATATGCCAAGGAGTATGAAGAATGATATTATTTAATGACAGATACAAGAGCTATCATGGCTACAAGTCAGAAGGATTTGAAGTAGGCATAGAAGAAGCTAATAAAATATTGATTGATCTTGGTTTATATTTAGAGTATAAGTTTATAGAAGATTATGTAAGTGACAATGGTGACTATGCTTACACCTTAACAGTAGAGAAAATAAAGCAGAAAAATAATGAGTAATATACCCTTGATACACAAGCAACGCTTGCTACAAAAGATTTACAGGAATGTACAACTTGACAAAAGAGTCTTGACATATGAAAAGAAACCTGTTATACCACATAAAATTGATATAAAGGTATAATTATGCGCTGTATTATTTGTGACGTTAGGTTAGAATTATCCAGAAAGTTAGACATATGCCCAGAGTGCTCTGATGCAGTCAAGCAAGCACTGGAGAGCGATCTGGAGACAACTTGGAACACTTTGTATAAGGAACCAGAAGATGAGTAGTTTAATTGTAATGATACTTAGATTAATCAATAACTTGGAGAAACGCCTACCATGAACAGAGAAGAAGTTTTAATGACTGCTCTGGATTGTATCACAAACGACAGAGCTAACCAGTATGGTAAAGCAGAAGACAACTTTGGTAATATATCTAAACTGTGGTCTGCTTATCTCAGAATAGACATCAGCAAGCTAGAAGTGGCAATGTTGATTACGTTGGTAAAAGTAGCCAGAACAATCAGTAGTCCAAAACCTGAAGATAATTATGTTGACATTTGTGGTTATTCTGCTATAGCTAATGAACTAGCAAAGGAGAAGAAGAATGATTGAAGATGTAGAAATTGTAATTAACTCAATTTATATTAAACAACCAGACAAGAAAAAAAATACAAAGTACGAAGAGGAACTTACTAAAATTGGTTCAGTATCTATAGATTTTTGCGTGGAAATGGAAGATTTAGAAAAGCTTACCACTGTGCTACAAGAAGAAGTTTTCGCACATGATCCTGTGGAGTTAACTGTCACTTACAAAAGTAGGTCTTGCTAATGGAAGAGAAAGCTATCAAAGATCACCAACCTTGCCCAGATTGTGAGTCTAGTGATGCCTTAGCTATCTATTCTGATCACACGTATTGTTTTAGTTGTTTTGAGAGGAAGTGGACTGTGGAAGCAGAAGTTATACCAATGGAACCCAAGGTTAAAAAACCTAGTCTTAAATGGTCAGACCGTAAAATATCTAAAGCTGTGAGTAATTTTTACGATGTACAGGTTACTTATGATTCAGTAGAGTTCCCTTATTTTTTCGAGGGATTGTAAGTAGCAACTAAATACAGGGACTCTGAGAAAAACTTTAAGACTAAGGGAGACTTTACTGAGTCAGAGATGTTTGGTATCCACACCATGTCCAAGGCGAAGAACCATGAAGTAGGTAATACAGTTATCATCACAGAAGGTGAAGCAGACGCACTATCAGCATTTCAAATAGCTAACCGTATCAAACCCGATGCAGAACACATAGCACTGAAGAAAACATTAGTACCAGTGTTCTCAATCAAGTCGGGTGTGTCCAGTGCAGAGCGAGACATAAAGGCTAATCTTGTCTTACTAGAGAAGTTTGAGCGTATTTTTATCTGCTTTGACTCTGATGATCAAGGTAAGTTAGCTTCGCGTAAGGTTGCTAAGTTGTTTAGCCCTTCTAAAGCTAGGATTGTTAACCTAGAGTTAAAAGATGCCTGTGAGTACACCGCTAAATCCATGACAGATGAGTTTATGTCTCACTTAAAAGACGCGACTGTCTATACACCTAGTGGTATTGAGAACGCTTCTAATGACTTTGACCGATTATGGTCTGAGCAGAACCTACAGAGCATAGACTTCCCTTGGAAAGCTTTACAAGACAGAACCTACGGCATAAGACAACGAGAGATAATCACTTGGGCTGCTGGTACAGGCGTGGGTAAGTCTAGTTTTATGCGTGAACTACAGCACTTCTACTTACAGAGCACCGATATGAACATAGGTATCATTGCCCTAGAAGAGTCAGTAGATCGTACCAGACGTGGAATACTAGCCATAGAAGCTAACGACAAGCTACACTTGAACGAAGTGTTCAGCCAATACTCTAAGGAAGAGATAAAGAAACACTTTGATAACACCTTGGGTACAGGTAGAGTTTACTTGTATGATCATTTCGGATCAATGAACTGTGAAGACTTGTTGAACAGAGTCAGATATATGGTTGTTGGCTTAGACTGTAAGGTTATCTTTATTGACCACTTGAGTATTTTAGTAAGTGGTCTTGACATACAAGACGAGCGTAAGGCAATAGATAAGACAATGACTATGTTAAGACAGTTGACAGAAGAAACAGGATGTGCTATACACTTGGTAACGCACCTTAGACGTATGAACTCTGATAGGTCACACGAAGATAGTGCAGAGATAAACCTAAGTCATCTTAGAGGCAGTCATGGTATAAGTCAGATAAGCGACACCGTGATAGCCTTGGAACGAGATACGCAGGCTGACGAAGAACGAGAAGCTAACACTACTACAATGCGAGTACTAAAATGTAGATACACTGGAGATGCTGGAGTAGCTGGTAGGTTGTACTACAACAAAATAAATGGTAGATTAGAGGTAGTTAAGGAAGAATTTTAATGTCATATGTTATCTTAGACATAGAAACGGATGGTTTTGACGCTAGTGTGATACACTGTGTTGTCTGTGAAGATCATCATGCAGAACAGAGGGTATTTTATAAACCCGATAACTTGCAAGATTATCTGGCACAATACGACTTAGTTATAGGTCACAATGCGATACAATTTGACTTTCCCATGCTTAAAAT